CGCAACCGCTACGCCAACACCCTGTGGGTCAAGGCCACCATGCTGGAACAGGACGAGTCCTGCAAGCCCGGCTGGGCACGCCGCTACCTTGTGCGAGGGTAAGACCATGACCGAAGACATGCGGCTTCTCGTAGGGGTTCTTGAACAGTAGCGAGGAACTTAGGTGAACGCGGGTATTCTACGGTAGTTCGTTTATACGACCGCCATAGGAGTAGAGGATGGCCCCGACCGTGATCACCCAAGTCACCGAAACCGAATTCAAGACCGAGGATGGAAGAACCGTCCCGCACGCGATCCCCTTTGACAAAGATGAAGTGCCGACCGTCGAGGAGTTCCAAGAGTGGTACGACCGATGGCACTCCGTCTTCCAGGCAGAAGGTCTTCTCGGTCCCGACGGGGAGTCCGATGCCGAAGGCTGACCGACTCCTCCGTGTCCGTGCCGCAGCAGAGATGCTCGGTGTCCATCCCGACACCTTACGTCGTTGGGACGAGGAAGGCCGCCTAGTGGCCGAACGAACTCTTGGGAACCACCGTCGCTACAAGCTCTCGGTCATCGAGGCTCTACAAGGGCAAGACGTGTCAGGGGAAGGAGCCACCGAGGTTCGTGCCGCCATCTACTGTCGGGTGAGCAGCCACGACCAAAAGAAGAAAGGCGATTTAGAACGTCAGGTCGGGCGGGTCACGACCCACTGTGTCAAACAAGGCTACAAGCTGGTCGCCGTCCTGGAAGACGTGGGCTCGGGCATGTCGGAGAACCGCCCTCGACTCCGCAAGCTGTTCAAGCTCGTCAACGAACACAAGATCGACCGGGTGGTGGTCGAACACAAAGATCGGCTTTCCCGGTTCGGAGGTGGCCTCCTCGCGGCCTACTTCGACAGCCACGGCGTCGAGATCGAGTGGGTACAGGAGACTCTCGGGAAGTCCTATCAGGAGGAGCTTGTCGAAGACATCCTCTCGCTGATGGCATCGTTCTCCGCTCGTATCTACGGGCGACGCTCAGCCGAAAACCGGAAACGAGCGAAGGCAGAAGTCGAGGCCGACCAGTGAGGCTCGCCTACCGAGCGGAGATCAGGCCGACTCCTCGCCAGAGGCAGGCCCTTCTCCAACATGCGGGCAACGCTCGGTGGGCGTATAACTGGGGGCTCCGTCAGCATCGGGACGCCTACGAGCAATGGGTGACTGAGGGCAAGCCGAAGAAGTGGAAAGGATGGCTGAACGCCATCTCTCTCCACCGCGACCTCAACGTCTTGAAGAAAGCCAGCCCCGAAGAGGGCGGCATCCCTTGGATGTACGAGGCTAGCAAAGCGGCACCGCAGGAAGCCCTTCGTGATCTCGACCGGGCCTTCAAGAACTTCCTGTCAGGACGAGCCAAGTACCCAAGGTTCAAGTCGAGGAGCAGGGGCGTCGGCGGGTTCCGCCTGACCGGCACCATCAAGGTTGATCACAGGACCGTCCAGCTCCCAGTCATCGGGAAGGTGAAGTTCCAGCCGGGAGAGCGTGGCTACCTCCCATGGGGGAAGCATGCTCAGGTCTCTGTGACCGAGAAGGCAGGACGATGGTTCGTTTCCGTCGTCGGGCCCGAAGTTGTGGGAGCGGCAGTGCCGAACGGGAACCCCCCTGTGGGACTGGATCTCGGCGTGGCTCGGTTGGCTGCCTTGTCGGACGGGACGGTCATCGAGAATCCGAGAGCCCTCCAGAAAGGGCAAAAGAAGATCAAGAGGCTTCAACAGGAGGTGAGCAGAAAGAAGAGGGGGTCGAAGAACCGGGGCAAGGCTAGGGCGAAGCTCGCCCGTGCCCATGCTCGGGTTCGGAATGTTCGACGTGATGTACTCCACAAGGCCACGACTATGCTTGCCAAAAGCCACGGCAAGGTTGTGATCGAGGACTTGAAGGTGCGGAACATGACGGCTGGGGGAGGCTCGCGAAAACGTGGCCTCAACCGGGTCGTGCTGGATGCCGCCTTCGGGGAGTTCCGTAGGTTGTTGGAGTACAAAGGGAAACTCTACGGCTGTGAAGTCGTGGCTGTTCCACCCCACTACACCAGCCAGCGGTGTTCAGCGTGTGGGCACGTCGAGAAGGACAATCGGACTTCGCAGAGCGAGTTCTGCTGCTTGTCTTGCGGGCACGAGGCCAATGCTGACCTCAATGCTGCGATCAACATCTTGAGGGCCGCCAGTTCGTCGGACCTCACTAAAAACGCCTGTGGAGAGGACGTGAGACCTTCCGTATCGCTTGCGATACGGAGGCAGACCTCGGTGAAGCAGGAACCCGGCATTTCCCTTCGGGGAGAGTCAGACCGGGGGCCGATCTCGCAAGAGACGGTAACAGAGCATAGGATCACCTAAGTTTTGTTAAACGGTACGGAAACCCTTGCTGGTGCCAGAAAGCCACCAGATCATCCAACAGATGCTCCTGCCCCTCTTCTCCCAGATGCCCCCATTCTTTGGAGCGTGTTGTCAGGTCTAGGGGCATCTTCACAGGTTCCAATGTCAAGCGGGGGCGTACAGGAACAGTGCCCACGGGACGCTGTTTGGCAGGGTACTTGTGGGCCATCTCGGGGATCAGGTAAGAGCGGACAAGGGAAAAGAACAGATCCGTACTCCCAGCTCGCACCCCGAGGATTTTACAGGTCTCTGTGGACTGTGGGCGGATGTAGGCATCCAACCCAAACCGCTTCCCTACCCGCCGTGCCACATCATCGGCAGCGGCTACCGTGATGTCCCCCAGTGCAATTGAAGGCAACCCTGAATCCAAGTGGCCATCATCAAAGTACCAGTAGGCCAAGGACCGGGCACTCAGGTGTGTCAGGATGCTCTCTGGGAAGACCTTGACTCCCTGTGGATAAAACAGCTTGCGAAGGTACTGGAGCCATTTGTGTGGTGCTGTCCGCAGAAGGAACGTGTACGCCACAGTGCCGCTGTCCATGATCTTCTCCCCAAACTGAACAGGCCTGCTCAAAGGAGCCCACAGGTCATACAGATGGTGGACGTACCCCACCTGGGAATGGGAGTGCCCCACCTGAAAAGAGCCCCGTGCTGTGACATGTCCATCCCCGAGCAGAACACCTATCAATGTCTCCTGCTGCCCCTCTGACAAAGGCCCCTCCTGTGTAGCCCTCTGTGTTTTGGTCAAGGTGTGGATACCCCACCTCTGCCGCAACCTCACGATCACAGGCTTGCTCACCCCATACATCTTCCCGATCTGGGCATCCCCCATTCTGGAATAGATGTCTGCAAGGACCACAGGTGTCAGATCCTCAATTGTGGGCAAACCCTGTGCTTCCCGTACTTGGTCCCTTCGTTGTCTGGGATTCAGTGTTTGGATCCCCCACTGCTTTCTGTACCGGGAGACCAGGGCATCTGAGACACCATAGAGGGCAGCGATCTCGGCATCATTCTGCTCCAAATACAGCTTTCGCAAGACCTCTGGTGTGACCACCCTGCGGAAAGCCCCATATACTTTAGGTGTGTTTGTTTTGTCAGATGCCATAACCTTTAGCCTTGTCGGTGTTTAGGGGTAACCTACTATACCTACAAGCCAACAGGTTTTCAACAGGGTTCAGGACACAAGGCAAAGAAAATAAAGCAAGAGCAAAGGAAGAGAGGGCACGACAGCAACCCCCGAATGCACAGAACCCCCGACCCGAAGGCCGAGGGCTCGTTGAGAACCGAGGTTCTACTATGACTAACGGGTGATCGTCAGACGGGTCAGACCACGGGGGTTGAACGCGCCGATACCGAGGTTCTCGAAGCAGGAGAAGCCGATGGTGCGAGCCTTCGGGTCGTCTGCGCTGAGAACTGTCAGCTCAATGCGAACGGGGATGCGGCCGAACATTTCCGGTTCGCAACACACATAGACCGTTCCGACAGGCACGAGGCGGCTGACGATGATCTGTGCTCCCCAGAGGGTTGCCATCAGGCCGGTCTTCAACAAATCGCGCTGGGATTCGATGTCCAGGATGTCGCGACCGAACTTGCGGAGGTCCGCGTAGTCCCGAGCGTTCATGAACACGCGAGCGACATGAAGGTCATGACGCTCGATCAGTGCGAAGGCATCAGCCAGGACAGCACCAGAGATCGGAGCGACCACGGGGATGTCAGGGTTGGTGCCGCCAGCCACGGAGTCGAAGCCGTTGGTGGCGATGCTGTCGAGCACTGCGAAGACACGCTCGTCTTCTGCTGCCTGGATCTGGGCACGGGCCAAGTCCTGGGCGCGCTCGATGAGGTCGAACCGACGTTCCTTGATCTGCGTGAGCGGGATCTCGGGGTTGGATGCGATCTCGAAGAGGGGGAAGATGACACGGCGAGGCTTGGTGACTGCGAGGATGTTCTCGCCTTCTTCACCAACGACGTATGCCGTCACATCGGGGTCCTTGTCGTAGATGGGCAGTGCGCCGTCAGGGAGCTGTTCCACGAGGAAGGTCTTACGACCGACTGCGGTGTAGTCCCGGCGGAGGCGCAGAGGCTGGGTCATCGAGGCTGCGAGCTTAGCGCGACCCTGGGGGGTCTTGATGAACTCGGAGATGATCTGCTGCTTTGCAGCGTTGGATACGTTGCTCATGATCTTCTCCTAGATCCGCTGGTCGTAGACGATTTCGCCCTGCGTTGCATCAGCAGGCATCTTGAGGATGCCGATGATGGTGGACGCAGCCCAACCGTGTTCGATTTCAGCCATGATGCCAGCGTCATCCAGGGTCTGACCGTTCACCACGTCCCAAGTGGGACAGAGGAAGCCATTCCTGGAAGCCGCGAGCGCGAGGCCCGTGGTGTAGGTGATGGGGTCACCTGCAGCGCCAGCACCTGCGACCGGGTTGGCCAGGAACTGCGTCTCGAAGAGAGCATTTCCGTAGGTGCCCTGCGCCGAAACGTAGGGGCCCTTGCCAGAAGCGGAGGCGGGGAGGTTCTCGTATGCGTTGCCAGCAGCCGAGTTGATGAAGCAGCCCAGGGGACGCACGAGGCGCTCCTGTGCGGCGACAGCGAGGGTCTCGGCGTTACCGCCGACGTAGTTGGCACCCTGGTCTGGGCGCGTGAACGCGATGGAACCACTCATCACGCCCAGGACACTAGTGTCAACCTGGGTAGAGATAGTGGTGGTCACCACGACGGTGGGCGGATTGGTCTGGGTGAAACTGTCGTCCGTCAGGATTCCCACGGTGTTACGAACACCAAGGTGGAGAATCCGCAGCGCGGAGGAAGATTCAGTCCATGCACCACTCGCCTGTCCAAGCAGAGGCATGTTGTCTCCTTCATGCGACCGCTCCCTGTTTACAGGGACGGTGGGGGGGGGCGCGGAAACTGTTGGGTGAGACAACCTCATCCAAACTTGTTCCGTCACTAAGTCCCCGCGTTATTGAAGGGATATTGAGAAGAACTTCGGCCCGGTAGGAAGAAAAGTCCTACCGGGCCGATATTTGTTCCTGTAGAGGGGGGAACAAACCCCCACTACTGGAAAGTCACTGTGCTACTCGAAGAACTTGGTCACGTCGGGAGCGGTCTCCCAGAGCTTGCCGAGTTCGTTCATCTCGTTGGAGGCGCTCTTGGTCATGGTCTGGTTGCCCAGAGTCTTGGGGCCAGTGCCTGCCTTCTTGGGCTGGGGACGCTCGGCAGCTTCCTTGTCGTCCTTGTCGTCCTTGGCCTCTTCGCCAGCGACCTTGTCGTCTGCCTGGTGGAACAGATTGGCCAGTGCCATCTCGTCCTCGGGGAGGATGTCGTTGGTGCCGCCCAGACCCATGGGGTCATCCATCATTTCCAGGCTGATGTCAGTCTCGGCGTCCATCATGGGATCGTCTTCGATGATCATCTCATCATCCACGATGTCCATCATGGCTTCGGGGGCGACCTCTGCCACCTCTTCGACCATTTCCTCTTCCATGGCGTTCTCGTTGCAGCCTTCGCAGCCGGAGTCCAGCTCCGCCAACATCTGGGCCAAGAGGACTTCCTCTTCGTCCTCTTCCACGACTTCGGCAGCCTTGTCCCCATCCTCATCCTCATCGTCATCGGCGTCTTCGCCAGCGACCACGGGGTTGCGGAGGGTGTCGAGCTGACCCTGGAGGTCGCGGAGAGCGGTCAGGACTTCGGCCATGCGGTCAGTCGAGGCGTCCTTGTCGGACTCATCGGCTGCTTCCACATCGGTGGCTTCCTTGCCCTCTTCCTCTTCCTCATCCTCATCACCAGCCAGCATCTTGCGGAGCAGGACTTCCTCGTCCTCATGGGCAGCTTCCATCCGGCGGAGGGTAGCGTCCAGGGAGACATCGGGGAGATCCATCAGCTCAAGGGCCTGGTCTTCGATGGTGGGGACATCCAAGCCAACGAGAAGGGTCTGCGCGATGCGGATGCACTTGGCAGCCTTCTTCTCAGCGGCGACACGAATGTCAGCAGCCTGCTTGGCAGCGGGGTGGCCCGTATCGGTGGGAACCGCGGGGGCCTCGCTGTTGGGGTAGGGACCAGTCGTCGGGTCTTCGGCCCATGAGGAGGTGTCACCATTCTCGTAGTGATGCTCATCGGGGTCGGGCTTGGCGGCGGGGTGGTCAGGGTCCATGGGGACGGCGGGGGGGGCGGATGCCCTCTTGTCGGCTTCTTCGACCGGGAGGGAGGCGCGCTTTTCCTCACCGTCCCACGTCATGCGGTTACGCGTGCTCATCACACACTCCTGCTTTTTGGGGGTAGGCAAACGGAGGAAACTGCCTCCGCGTGGGATAGGATTTTACCGAGGCGGATGAACGCCTTGGCATCCTGGAGACTGATAGGACGCCTCACCGTGCTCTTACACGCGGTCAGGAATTTCCCCACAGTAGGGTAGTTATCGGCAGAACCGACCGAAAGGGCTGCCTGGTAGACATCCACAGGGACGTTAATCCCAAAGTTGCCGTCCAGTACTGCCACACTGTTCACAAGGTCTGCATCGGAAGTAGCAGTCTTCGTCAACGTAGCTGTGGCTGCCCAATATGCCTGCCTGTAGGCTTGCTTGGCTGCCGCAACACGGACACGCTGCAAAGAGCGTGCTGCTTTCTTACGAGCTTCCTTGATGAGAGTATCGTTAGGAGCAAAGGTGGGAGCCACTACAGGGGCATCCTTATCCTTGTCCCGCTCCAAGTCCTCACGGACACGGGTCTTGACCCTGTCCACTACCTCATGGAGGACATCATCCTCTAGTTGGTGCAGAGGGCTCTCTTCCTTGGGCTTCTCAGCCTCTTCACCGCCGCCTTCGTCACCGCCGCCTTCGTCACCGCCCGGCTCATCGAAGTTGAAAGCATCCACGGGGGTGCCTGCCTGACGATGGGGGTCAAGGACCAGGGTGTGTTGAACAGCAGGATTTGCGACCTTGCCGACAACCCGCTCACTCGTGGTCTCGGAGGCAGCCTTGGCGATACCACAGCTGTCAGTCCAGTCACAGGGAGGGGTGTTCAGGATTTCCTGGATTCGGGAAGCCTGCTTGTCTGTCAGATCGCCGGGGTGGATGATGTTCCGCAAGACCGCGCCAGTGAAAGCGGGTGCTGCAACCCAGGAAGCCTCGATGAAGGTCACTCCACCATGGGGCTCGATAGAGGGGTGTCCGCACAGCTCCGCGACACGGTGCTGATGCCCCTTGTCGTCATAGAAGATGTTGCCCTTCTCGTAGCGGACATGATGGCAAAGCTCGGTCTCGTCCACGGCGACGTTGCCGCACTTGGTGCAGATGGTCTCATCTACACTGCAACCCATGGAGAGTGTGCCGAGTTTGCCTGCTTCGATATCCTTGACCAGCTCGGTATGCTTCCGATCCGTGGCCACCAGGATATCGACATAGATGGAGTCGCCAATGTCACGGGCTACGGCATCGATGATGCGGCCCTTGGACATGGCTTCGACCTGAACATGTTCCTGATAGTTCTGTGCCCCGATGAACGTGGAGTAGCTGTCCAGCAGCACGTCCCGCCCGAAGCAGTCCAGGTTGTTGTTGATGTACTTGTCCGTGTCGGAGCTGACACGGTAGTCAACGTACTTGCGGTTGACCTTGTGACCATCCTCTGTGAGAGAACCCAACTTCACGTTGGGGACAGACTCGACATTCACGGAGGCGACGATGGTGCAATGGGTCAGCAGGTACTTGGACGGGTCAAAATCTGTGCCGAGAATCTCGCTGGCTTGTGCCGACAGATTCTTGGAGGGTGCTCCCTCTACCTTGGAAGCTGTACGAACCCTCCCCCAGCCCTTGGGGCTGATGGATGGCTGTACTACCAAGGCGGAGGCTGTGCGAAGGAACGCCATCAGACAACCTCTACCTGGTATGTGGGGTCATTCAGGACATCCGACCGCTTGATCAAGAACATGCAGGAGGGACATCCCAAGAGCCGATCACTACAACCATTGCGCCGCTTGTAGATCGCACGTCTCATTGGGATTTCTTCCCCCCGTGCCTTGCACTTGGGGCAGCAGTAGAGTCCTGAATCGACCTCATCACCAGAAGCCCTGTACTGCCTGTCCTTCCCTGCCCAGTAGAGAGCCCTCTTCACAAAAGCCCGAGCAACGCGCTCTTGGGACTGTGGGGAAGCGGTCTTCTTGACGGGAGGGGGGATAGGAGCGACAGAGCCACCAGGAACAGAAACGGTGGGGAGTCCCCCTGGAACAGTCTCGCCCTGGGGAGAGGCTACCCAGCTACCAGGAGCCCGGTACATCTCTTCTACAGGGATACGACGGCTCCCGTTGGGGAACTCCACATCAGCCATGCCAATGGCAGGCCAGAGGGCCACAATGCGCCCATGCGTACCGTTGACGGTCTCCACCTCTTCACCCACAGCAAATTCAGCTGCACGCTCCTGGTAGTTCACGGCGGTACGGGAATGGGTCAAGGTGATCCCCTATGCGAAAAGGTTGTAGCCGTGGAAGGTCTCGGTAGAGGCTTCCGTCTCGGAGGCTTCCGTCTCGGAGGCTTCCTTCTCGACATCCTCATCGGAGTCCTCTTCCTCATCTTCGTCATCGTCGTCGCCAGCGGCCTTGCCAGTCATGCCTTCTTCTTCCAGCATGGCGGCAAGTACAGCTTCTTCGGCGGCGAACT